GCACGATGAGACTTTGGACGGGTGGCAGAGTGGTTGAATGCACTGGTTTGCTAAACCAGCATGGGTCGCACGATTCATCGCGGGTTCGAATCCCGCCCCGTCCGTTGGAGAAACTATGACGACTGAACAAGAAGAACACTACGCACTGATTCGAGCAAGGCAGTTTCTTGTGGATCTTCTAGATCCAAAGAAGACTCCTCGCGTTCCGAAGTATGTGCGAGAAGAGGCGAGTGCCAGACTCAAGCACTTTCCTTTGATGACTGGGTATCTTGAAAAGTATGGTCCTCACGACCACGATCATCTGGAAGAACAATGAACACACCAACAGTAAATCTTGAACCAAGTGGACTGCGTATTGTGTGGGATCTCGATGATCGAGAGATCATTTTTCACATGTATTCAGATATCCAACGATTGATTTTCAAGTATGTTTCAGATGATGGAGTTGATATCTACCACGAAGTAGATGTATCTACTGATGCCTACTACAGCGATGAAGAACAGGACAAAATTGACCAGATCAACGAAGCGTTGAATCTTCTCAAGCAACATTTGGAAGAACAATGATTTATATTGATCCACCCAGCGGATGGATGTATGGGTTTCCAAAGGAAGCACCAGCAAATCTTCGTGAAATGAATGCTGACCAACTGAACGAATGGTTAGTATCAAATGGATATCCACAAGAAGAAGTGAAGCGGTGGAAAAACTCAGTGCCTTGTAGATTCTTTGAATCAAAAGGAAACAAAGATGATGGAGAATAAAGATCAACTACTACCATATTTTTATCCTTCAGATGGTGGGATTCGTTTAGAATGGGATTTGAACAACACAGATGCGTCTCTTGAAATTGGTCTTGATACGAGACAAGCATATTGGCACGAACTGAATCTAGATACGGATGAGGACTATGACAAGGTTCTGAATCTTTATTCAGACGATGTGCGGACATTTGTTCAAGAACGTATTGAAAAGGTATTAAACAATGGATGAACGACTCGAAAACTACCTAAAAGAAAACTATCCCGATATCATTCCAGAGAAGTTTCACTTTGAATGTGGGGACGGATGGTTTCTCATTCTCAATGGTGCGTTCAGAGAAATGATGTCTATCAAGTCTTCGCCCAGATTTAAGGATGCTGCATACCCTGAAGTGATGCAGATCAAAGAGAAGTTTGGTACAATGCGATTCTATATCGCGCCACTTGATGGTCCGAAAGAATTTTATGACCGTATCTACACGGTCGTTAGTATGGCGGAGACTCTTTCGTGTCGCACTTGCGAGTCTTGCGGGCGTGCTGGATTCACAAGACAAGCAGGGTGGAGTATGGTAAGGTGTCACTGTAAGGGGTGCCAGACTGATGGACGACCTACGTTCAATCAAGAGTGGGTCAATGCTTGTCTTGAGATGATTGAGGACGAGAAGGAATACAAGCGAGAATATAAAGATTGGATGGACGACAATGAGTGACTGGCGAGAAAACTATTATGAAGACTACTACCAAGAATTCGATTACTACTTGAAGTTGTGGTCGGAAGAAGATGAAAAAGAGGATGAAAAGAGTCCCCTAGATAAGTTGTCGGAACTCGATCAGGAATTGGGGTTGGAATGAGAATTTTGATGACTGAAAAATGGAATTCAAATCCCGTACACTTTGAAAACGATGCTTGGTATTTTTGGGACGAGACATGGGCATATCGTCATGGACCATATGAGTCGGAAGAAGAAGCCAAAGATATGCTTAAGTCTTATTGTGAGATTGAGTTAGGCATGAGTCCCCTAGATAAGTTGTCGGAACTCGATCAGGAATTGGGGTTGGAATGAAACTACTTACACCATTACTCGTCGCATCGACTGTTTTCGCTCAGGATGTCGTCGTGGAAGAAGAGATTGTCTTCGATGCGACTTCTCCAGAGATTGTCTCATGTCCTCCACGATACACTCCGATGGACTGCACCACGGAATCCCTCGTACCGAAAGTATATCATTCCACCTGTACCAGCGAGATTCGTGGTGAAGGATATGTCTGGGTTGAGGATGAAGCAGGCAATCCAAGAGAGATTATCATTCCAGACAAACTCAAGTATTATGTTACACTTGAAAAGTGGACTGACAGGCGAAACGAGCATGTCATCGACGTTCACTTTAAACTGACAATCAAGCGATATGATACTGGGTGGGGTCAATATAATTTTGTGACTCGTCTCGATATGTGCCCATTCCCAGAGACTCACGTTCAAGGAAACGTCTTCTGGGATTGGAAGAACGCATATGATTGGTATGGTGAGAACGCAACAGTAGAAGAATGGCAGAAGTATGAAGATGCTGCTATTCTTGGTGGTATGGACTGGAGAACCAGAGGAAGTTTCGGATCTGGTGGCGATCTTTACTTCGGATGTCGTAAGATTCGTGGTAAGATGTACGATGGTCCGACTCCATCCTTTACGAATGAAGAGATTGAATGGAACGGACATACATGGAAGAGTCGATTCCCAGAGACGTACCCAGCGAATATCAAGTTGCAACCGCCCTGTGAGTATTCATATGAGGAACCCGATTCAAATGAGTTTGCAATCAATCTGTCAATCAGCATGAGCGGTGCTCGTGGCATAAACATGTACTCAGAAGAAGGCGGATTGAATCCTCGTAACGAATGGGAATATGTTCCGAATGTTGTAGAGATTGAATCGTGGGCGCAATTTGTCATCATGGACCCTGTGGAATGTCCGACGATCTACGAAGAGGACGGTGGTGATTCGAGTATGGATGAAGTGATTCCTTGATGAGGATAAATACCATATGGCGAAGAAGACAGATCCCAAATACCCAATAGTGAAGGTCACTTGGATTGATGCTGAAGAGATCGGAGATACTGGTTGGAACGATCTGAAGGATGCCTTGAAGAAGGCAAAGGAGCCATGCCCCACCATGATCTCGGTGGGGTTTGTTGTACACGAAGATGACAAGCACATCTCTCTGCTGAGCACGATCGGTCCAGATGTGTGCAGCACCCTAGAGAAGATACCCATGAATTTCGTTGTGAAGATAGACCGATTGGAAGGAATCAAGGATGCCTAAGTACAATTTCAAATGCGAGGAATGCCAAGAAATCTGGGGCGAGTGGTTGAAGATGAAAGATTGTGAAAAACCAGAGAAGGCTCCATGTCCTAAATGCAATGCCAAGAAGGGTTCCGTTCATAGACACTACGGTAAGGCTCCAGGCATGAAAGTGGATTCCAACTTCAGAGTGGACAGTCCCCACAGACAAGGTGGATGGCAAGATGCGGTTCAACGCATGGTGAACGCACCAGAAGTGAAGTATGGTGCTCCAGCAGCAGCAAAAAGAATGAGAGACAAGTACCTCAGCTAGAAAGGAAAAAGCATGAGTAACACAACATCGAGTGTATTGGGTGGTGGGGATGAGGAGTTTGACTGGAGAGGGAACCCAATCCAGAAGCAGGCTGTTCAGGGTCCGACCAAAGAGCAAATCGAAAAGCAGACCCGACAGGAAATCGCTCGCCTGGAAGAGCGGATCAAGGCTCTGAAGTCTAATCTGGTTGACAACGAAGGTGCAGACTGATAGATAAACGTATCGACACTTTTTACCATGGAGGTATTATGATTCAAAGCGGTAAGGTCAATTTCCTGATCGATGGGCAGTGGGGAAGTACAGGCAAGGGTAAGCTTGCTGGTTATCTCTACTCCAAGGGCAACATCGACATCGGCATCAGTGACAACATGCCTAACGCGGGTCACACGTTCACCAAGGAAGGTAAAGACTTCATCCTGAAGGCCCTTCCTACCAGTTGCCTGTTCGAAGGGATGACGAGTCTCATCGGACCCCAAGCAGTCCTTGGAGAAGAGCAGTTCCAGTATGAGATGGAGATGATCAAGAATGAATTGGGTCATTATCCCAAGGTCTTGATCCACCCACTCGCCTGCATCGTGACTGGTGGAGATAAGGTGAACGAGCAGTTGATCGTCAACCAAATGGCATCGACTGGTCAGGGTTCGTGTTCTGCCACTACTAAGAAGATGTGGCGAAAGGGTGAGGCAAATCTTGCACGAGATAGCAAGTTCCTCGAACCTCACATCGCCGATACCCACGAGATTCTGCATGATGCACTGTCTCAAGGAAAGACCGCTCTAAGTGAAGGAAGTCAGGGATTCGATCTTTCTCTCAACTGGGGTTGTGCCTACCCTCATGTAACATCACGTGACTGCCTAATCGGTCGAATGATGGACAATGCTGGATGTTCGGTCAAGGATGTTGGAAGCATCATCGCTTCCCTCCGATCTTTCCCGATCAGAGTCGGAAGCACCGAGAACACTAGCGGACCTTACTACGACGACCAGCAAGAGCTGGATTGGGCACACATCAGCGAAAAGTGTGGGTATCCAGTCGAGGAGAAGACCACAGTGACTCAGAGAGTCCGACGAGTCTTCACCTTCAGCGAAACACAGACCCGCAAGTTCTGTCAGTTCGTCCGACCAGATTACGCATTCCTCAATTTCGTCAACTACTACCAGGATCATAACGAGAGAGCAGAATTCATTTCTGATGTCGCTACTCTTCTGGGTGAATATGATTGTGACCTTCGCCTGCTGGGGACAGGTGCCGATTTGAATGACATGGTGGAGACTTCCACTGAGAGCATTCTGAGCGGTCAGAAGGAATTGTTCGCATCATGATGATTAATTTTGTGCTTGGACAAGCTGGCAGTGGCAAGAGCACCTTCATCTCTAGGAATTTCCCGAAAGAGGATAACATCCTCTTCAGTGTCGGTGAGATTTTGAGGAATTCATTCTCTTGCATGAAGAACAAGCAAGAGAGCAAGAATGTCTGGTCCTTCGCCAATCCACTAGTCTATTCCATGTTCAAGCATTGTTGCAAGGTGTCGCGTGACCACGACATCCCATTAGTTAGTGATGGCATGCCTAGGAATAGCTCGCAGCTGCTGTATGCTCATCGCTATCTAATGAAGTTTGCTGAGAAAACGGATGTGAACGTTGACATCCATGTGCTCCACATCAGCAGATGTGAGCAAATCGAAAGAGTGCGAGAGAGAAATGGTGATATGAATGAGTATGAGCTGGAACGCATCAAGCAGTCAAGAAGTGATCTGGAAGGTGTGATGAATGCTCTGAATCCTCTTGTCGAATCCATTCCGAAGCATAAAGTGAGGTACAAGATCAAGTGGTACAAACAAGACGACAACAAATTCGTGCTGGATAGGGAACGTTGAAGTTCGAGCACGTGCCCAACGTTGTGCTGGAAGAGCTGCGATCCGTTACCATGAAGGACGGATCGCGGTTCTATGAATCCCCAGATGGGCAGAAGTATCCAAGTGTCACTACTGTTGTTGGATGGGAGAAGAGAGAATTCTTCAAGGAGTGGAGAGCGAAAAATCCTGAAGAAAGCAAGAGGATCTTAGCAAATGGGACCAAAGTTCACTCTCTCATCGAAGATTATCTGAACAACAAAGAGGTGAGCAGAGATGACCACAGAGTATATGAGCAGTTCGACAACATCAAGTCTCTTCTCCACAACATTTCGAACATCCGTGCGCAAGAGGCTGCCCTTCATAGTTCTCTGCTTTGTCTTGCTGGACGCGTCGATTGCGTTGCCGACTATAACGGCGTTCCTTCTATTATCGACTTCAAGACCAGCAAAAGACTGAAGACAAAAGACCAAATAGAAGACTATTTCTGCCAAGCGACAGCATATGCCATCATGTGGCAACAGATGACTGGCGAGAAGATCCCACAGATCGTCATCCTCATCACCACCGCGAATGGCGAGGTTCAGGAGTACATAGAGAACCCCGTGAGATATGTTGGGGTTCTCAAGTCAAAAATCGATGGGTACTTCGCTACGTTTTCTTAATGTATGAAATCTCTATCCTCGGCTTGAGGAAGATTTGATCTGGTTCATCTGGTGGAACCGTGTAATTGGTGGAGATGACCCTGATCATGTTGGTCCAGTTCGGATAGTAGTCTAGTTGAAATGGGATTCCTGGAGAAGAGCCTTCAATGCCATAATACGATTGACTGGAGAGACTGGTGTCCAGATTTCTATATACTGCTATCTTCAACGTACCAGACTCGTTGTCAACCGCATCTTGAACATAGTCAGTGATATTGATTCTGATGGTCCTGTACCCTTGATCATTGCCCAACCTGTTACTGAACGTTGGATCTGAGGTACCAGAACCTGGATCAGGTTTTCCAACTTCTGCTGATGGTGTTATAATGCCATAACTTGCGCAATGGTCAACACCGAAATCATCAATATCCACTCCTACGTTGCTGCCACCAGCTTGGTCCCAATACGCAGCGGGGGAGTCTCCACCAGTGAATCCCCACCAATTTATCTTGTCAAAATTGCCAGGAGTGATTCCTTGGAGCACTTTGTAAGCACAATAATCTTTGACAGTGGTCAGAACAGGGAAATCTAATGGTGCACCAGTGTTTTCATCACGAACACCGATCCAATCGTTTGCGTTGAAGCCATAATCATCCGCCACAGTCAACACCATGACCGCATTCTTCACGATATCTCCAGGTGCTAGCGGTGGACCATAATCATTCAGATTGCAATAGTAGTAGCCTCGTCTAGATTGGGAAGCAATCCAGCCGTCTTGACCAGAGGATTCCCCAGATGGGTTGAACTCAAAAGGCCAATCAAACTCATCAGTGACACCATCCGTGATGTCTTTGCGCATGCCGCCCCAAACGTTGGCAGAACCGATGTAGACGTAATCCCCATCATCGGTGTTTTCCAATTCGGTGATTCTCAAAGCAGCAAGATACGCATCTGAAGTGGTGCCACTGTGATTGTTCGCGCCTGGTAAGCCCCCGTCAATGTCGCCAGCAACGTGTCTCGAATATGTATCCGCATCGAAGAACGCATCGAAAAACCCATCCTTTCCAGGAGGGTCACTTGGAACGTTCACGATTGCCTGTCTGATTCTGGTGAGTCGGTGTCTTGCTCTACTCATGCTCAAGATCCAATAATGCGAAGATCTGCAGTCTCCGATGTGTTACATCTGGCACTCATGCTGCCAGCACCAGTCGCTTCAATGAACAATGAGTCGTATTGCTGAAGTGGGTAGCCATCTCCAGTCAGAGAAGAAGCGATCGTGGTGGGACCGATGTATGCTGTGTTTGGTCCGAAGTTGGTGATTCTGAATCCAGTCTCGAAAGTGTTGCTGGGGAGTGCAGCAGCGGTCGAGGTGACTGCAGCCTTGCCAGTGGTCACTCCAGTACCAGCGGGAATCGAAACTGTCAAGACATCGACGTCTCCAATGTTGTTGGTGCTGGGTAGGAGATGAACATCTCCAGTGACAGAAACAGTTTCACTACCGATGGTAGCAACACCGATTGAAATTCCAGGGACTACCGATCTAATGTCAGCCGAGACTCCTTCTAGGATTCTGTCCAAGGTGCCACCGAAGATCGTTATTCCAGTGATTGTAAGACTTCCACCGCCGACCAAGTTAACGTCCACTGGTTCGGTTCCATCGGTACTTCCAGCGACTGGGAACCAGATCTCTACGGAGTCAGACGGTTTGACCCACATTGGGTTGACATCAGAAAGGAGGGTGTCTTGTCCTTCACCCCCAACGTTGATCTTGACCTCTTGGATGTGGACACCGTTCGAAACGATGTCGGTCGCCATAGTGGCACCTGCTGGAATGGACGAAGAGATTTGCACGTTATCATTGGTGATTGACATGAATGGTCCTTTCTCAACTTGACACCATTTTCTTATTTATATAAATAAAACACCAGCAAAAGGAGTTCTTTATGATTGAAAATGCGTCTGGTTTTTGCAAAATGGTGGAAAGACTGGTGATTGACGGGTCGTACGACAGCTATATTGATGCCGTCCTCCACGTTTGCGAAGAGAACAAGATGGAACCATTTATGGCTGCCCGTCTGATTTCGGACCCCATCAAAGAAAAAATCAAACTAGAAGGCCAGGAGATCAACCTCCTACCAGCCGAGGCTCAACTTCCATTCTCTTGACACGATACAGCCTATCTGATATAATACCTTTTGGATACGAAACTCAAGTCACACACGAAACTGAAAGGAGCGACACATGAGTTTTAGCAGCATGAAGAAGAACGCGGGCAAGGTTGAGGACATCATGTCCCAGCTGGAGAAGATCCAGTCCACCGAGAAGACCAATTACAAGGACGATCGGTTCTGGAAGCCTGAGATGGACAAGTCGGACAACGGATACGCGGTGATCCGTTTCCTTCCTGCTGTCGAAGGCGAGGACACGCCGTGGGTCCGAGTGTTCAACCACGGATTCAAGGGTCGAGGTGGGTGGTACATCGAGAATTGTCCGACCACGATCGGCAAAAAGTGCCCTCTCTGCGAAGCGAACAGCGAGCTTTGGAACAGCGGGGACGAGGCAGATAAGGACATCGCTCGCGCTCGCAAGCGACGTCTGCAGTACATCGCGAACATCATGGTGGTCGAGGACCCCAAGAATCCCGCGAATGAGGGTAAGGTCTTCCTCTACAAGTTCGGCAAGAAGATCTTCGACAAGATCATGGAATCGCTCCAGCCTGAATTCGCGGATGAGGATCCCGTGAACCCCTTCGATTTCTGGAAGGGTGCCAATTTCAAGCTGAAGATCCGCAAGGTTGCTGGGTTCACCAATTACGACAAGAGCGAGTTCGCGTCGCCCAGTGCTCTGCATGACGATGATGAGGTTCTGGAGAAGATCTGGAACCAGCAGTACGCACTCGCCGAGTTCACCCGCGAGGATCAGTTCAAGTCCTACGATGAGCTGAAGACTCGTCTCAACATGGTCCTCACTGGTGGTGCTCGTGGTGGAGACATCGCAGACTCCGCAGAAGACGTCAACGAGGACGTCGCTTCTGCCCGTCGAGAGCAATTCGGGAAAAAGAGTGAGGAGAAGGAGGTCAGTAAGACTGATACTGATGACGAAGATGACGCGCTGTCCTACTTCGAGAGACTAGCGAACGAATCTTGATATTAGGTCGTTAGTACGGTCTACTGATGGGGGGTGGTCTTAGGACCACCCCCCAAATCTTTTAAAAAGCAGGGACCATTTCCCTTCCTCCGTAATTCCTCTTGCGAGGTTCTATCGGAGACTGAGTGAACGTGTTGTTCTGAACGTTGGCAGTCGTGGTGACTGGTACGAGGTTGGTGGTTGGTTGGCCACCAACGGTCATCTTGGTTCTGTTCTCTGCCAATTCAGCAGATGCGGTCAGGAGTCCTTCTCTTCCGAGTGCTTCTCTTGCTCTTGCCGCTTGATCTGCATCTTCAAATCTCCTGTCGAGTCGATCGATCTCTTTCTGATACGTGGCATCATCGACACCAGTCCTTCTGAGCCTCTCTAACCTCTTTCTCTGTGCGATCAGATTCTCTTGGAACTCTTCCTCTTTCTGATCTGCCAGTGCTTTCTCATATGCTCTTGTCATTTCCGCTCTGGAGGCGGCTTCCTTGTTCGCCATCATGTAGTATTCGTTAGCAGAATCTCGAAGGTCGTCACCGATTCCAGGGATCCAATCGAATGATTCCAATATGCCACCAATAGCAGCGAAGAAGGTCTCTTTGATCACCGACAAGATGTTGTCTACTTGCATGGCGAAGTATGTGATGGGTCTCTTGAAGTTTTCCCAGATCCATTCCCCCACCATCTCAAAAGCACTGGCTAATGCATTCCAAGCATCTTCCAACATTGGTAGCGGGTCTGAGAAGAAGTCTGCCATGGTACTCCACACATACTTCATGCCATCCCATATCATACCATACCACCAAACGAATGCCTCTTTGACATTGAACCATAGCTCGTCTAACACCAACCCTACCTTTTCCACCCATCCTGTGCTTGGGTCGGTGATGATGCTTGAGATGTTAGTGAATACTGATTTTATCTCTTCGAAGAAAGGATCAATGAAGTTAGAGATCATATCGTAACTAGCAAGTCCGAAGGTGATAGAGCTGATTATTTGTGCGACGCCACCTTGCAGTGCATCGATGATCCTTCTGCCGATGTCACTCTCTTCTGAACTTGACCAGCCTTCCCATGCTCCGATGGCAAAGGTGATCATTGCACTCAATGGACCCAAGAACTTGCTAAAAAGCTTGCCTATTTTTCCAGTTGGTCCCAAGAGAGGCTCGATTTTTCCAGCATACAAGAGGATGTTGTCTAAGACACCCTGCAGGGGTCCTTTTCCACTGAAAAAGGTAAAGATCGAGGTCAACCACCCGAACCCTGTCAACATCAGTCCACTGATTAATCCACCCAACCCCTTTCCAAACTTTGTCACTGGTTTCGCCACCGCCCCTAGAAGGTTGTCCATAGTCTCGTTCAGAGATTTGAACATCTTACTCAATGAGCTCTGTCTCTCCTGCTCTGCCTCTTTGGTCTTGAGAACGTCTTTCTTGGAGTCCTGGATCCCCTTTTCCACGACATCACCGACCTTCTCAGTTGCCTCTTTTTGCATTTTGAGATGATCGACAAGATCTGAAAGAGATTTTGCGATTGATTTTGGGTCATCTGCCATTGCTGTTTCTTTCCAATCTTTCGTTTTCTTCTTTGATGTGGTTGGTAAGGAGAGCGATGTAGATCTGCCTCTCCCATGGAATCATGTTCTCAATCTCCGTCAATGAATACGCGTTGTTGTTGATCAACGCGAAGTTGGTCTGATAGTAATTGGTCAAACTATCATGACTCATGCTCAGGTAAAAAAATCAGCCATTCCAACAGCCGTATAACTGTCGTCCTCCCCACAGTGAAGACACTTGAAGTCAATCTTCTTCTTCACTTTCGGCATTTCCTCGAAGAACTTGAGCATCTTTCCCAAATGCTCATGATTCAGACTGTCGATAAATTCATTCAATTCTGCTGGAGTCGACTCAGATGCCTTGTACACCTGCCTGCTGTCGTAGATGTAGTCGATGCATCTAATGATGGACTTCATGGGGTCTTTGCTATCGTGGTCGAAACCGTCATCGACCGTTGGATATCTCATGACCACCCCGATGTCATCTTGAATCGCGATCTTCAGATCTGATTTCTTTTGCTTGGTCACTTCTACATCGCTAAGGTCAACCGTGACTGGAGTTGACTTGTCACAGTGGGAGCATTTGATTGACACCTCCACTGTTTCCCCAACCGATCGTGATCTCAGATTCAAGAAGATGTATTCAAGGTCAAAGACAGTGAGAGAATCGACGTCGATCTCTGTCTCCAAACAACTCTCTACCACATTTTTCATTGCTTTGGACATTTCTTTGACATCTTTGGATTCAGAAGCGATCATAAGGATCTTCTCTTCTTTCACCAGAAACGGTCTGTAAGTCACCTTCTGCCCAGTGCTAGGGATTTTCATTTCATACTTTGGAGTGCTGATTGTCGGTAATGCCATGTTCTATCTCCAGATCAAATAACGGTGCCAATTCCACCAAGGTTGAAGTTTTGCAAAGGCTTCTCGACAATCGCTCCAGCATCTGCCCATGATGTGAAGAGTTGTGAGAAGTTGAGAGGGTTGCCGAAGCGACCACCGAAGATTCCAGCATCGTTCATGAGTCCGCCCACGTTGTTGTCGAACTTTCTTACTGCTGGAATGTCGTAGAGGAATTCCTGAGCGACTGCACCACCAGTGGTGATGATAGTCGGGACATACCTTGAGAAGCTGAGGGTGATTGCTTGCTTGGCGACATCTCCACCAGCATCATTTGCCAGCTCTAGAGGAGCGACTTGTTTAGGCCACACATTCTCAAGTCTGATTCGGTATAGGGGGAAATCAAACTCGTTCAGGATGTAAAGGTATGCGTCACAGTTGTAGTCTTTGGGGTATGCCATTCTGCCGCTGGCAGGGTCAACCACGGCATCCATCCAAGCTTCGAAGATTCTTCTCTCCCACATGTCCTTTGCGAGGTAGAATTCGAAGTTGATTTCGTTTTCGTACAAAGGAGCATACGGTACCTCTCTCTGTGCACCCAGAGAATTGGTGTCTGCTACCGATGCAATGGACCTTCCAGGGACGTTGACCCTGCTACACATCAGGCTGAGCCTGTTATTCATGAACAGATCGAAGGCACCGATGAGTCCTGAGAACTCAACGAGATATTTGTTCGGAGTGAAAACCCCGAACTTCTTGATGTTGGCGACCATTCTGTCTATTCTTGGCATAGACTCTCCTATCTGATTTTATTTATGCTGTCGCGCCACACTTTGTTTCTGCTGGCCTTGATAAACATTTCTGTAGGCATATTGACGGCGATGTTCCAGTATTTGGGGGGAACGATCACCAGAGGCGACTTCATTTTGACCCTCAGATATTTCTTGATGCACGGTCTGAAGAATCTGTACTTAGATGAGGACTTCATGATATCATAAGTTGCGAGGATTCTAGCCTTGTCACCCATGGTCTTGTCGTTGACAACTCTGAGCAACTTGTCGAACAACACCAATCTGTACTTGGGAGGAAGATAATGAAGATTGAGACCCAACATCTCTTTCCTCTTGTACGTCATTGACATCACCAGAGGAAACTTGTCCCAATACGGGAGGGTATCCTTCCCTTTGGGGACATATCTGAACATGTACAACTTGCCAGGCCTTCCATCTTCTGGGATCTTCTCTTCTTTCGCCTCAGTGAGAAGATCTGTCCTGTTGATATCCCCTCTTCCATAGATGTACTGAATGTTGTTCTTGAACCAGTCTAGAGATTTTCGTTGCTTGCTGTCCACACCAAAAAAGTCTGCAAACGCTTCAATGTCTGCCAGATACCTTTCATAGTCGTCAGCCATTCTTCTTCCCCTTGAAAAGGTCGTCTTCGGTCAAGACTTTGAAGGTCCA